ATTGTACTTGCTCCACATCAAGTACCTGAAGATATTCTTTTGCTTTTTCTGTGCTAATTTTAAAGTATTCTTTGACAGCTTCTACGTCCTTGTCTTTACTTTTTTTGAGATATGGATTAAATCTCTTCTTTCTCGGAATAGCTATCAATAAAAACTTATATTGCATATCCACTGGCATTGAGTATCTCTTGTTCAATTCATTGACAAGCAACACACATCCTCTATCGGATCCCAAAATTTTATTGACAATATAGAAAGGATATTCTGAAATGTTATCAGAAAGATCTTCTTTGGAGAAAGTTATTGAATTAATCCAATCTTTAAGTTCTACAGCCATTCACACTCCATCATAATCTTACTAAAACACGCAAGAATGTTAATCTCATTATCCATTACATTACTATTCATATGATCATAGAGAATCAAAATAGCTGCAGGAATTGACTGTTTATTCATAACACCATCCAGACCGTCATAAACTTTACGAAAGATTGTATTTGGATCGTTTTCTAGATTCTCAACAACCCATTTACGCACATCTAAGAATTTACATTCTTTAAGATGCCGGAAAAGAGTAGTGGTGTTCATCTCAGACACTTGAGCCAAAAGATTGGTTCCGATGGATCCACTTTTTGAATTTTGCTCTAGTAGATGAATAGTTCTACGAAAATCTGGAAAATGCTTATTGATGAACTTGATAAGAATCTTATTGTCATCACAGGTAACGTTTTCTAGCTCAAGAATTTTAAGAATTCTTGTGTAGAATTCCGTCATCAATTTTGTTTTTTCACTAGCAGGAATCTTAAAGACAATAGGTGGACATCTAGATTGAATAGGTTCTTTAATTCCGCTAAGATTGTTACAAGTAAAAACAAATGTGCAATTTCTCTGAAACTCTTCAATACAACCTCTAAGTGCCAACTGTGCATCGTTTGTCATATTATCACCTTCGTCAATAAGAAGAATCTTCTTACCTGGATTCAATGATACCGTGGATGCATAATTTTTTACCTTATTGCGAATGATATCAATCGTTCTTTCGTCTGAGCCATTAATAATCATCAGATCACGGTCAAGCTCTTTAGCGAGAGCGATCATTGTTGAGGTTTTACCGATTCCTCTTTCTCCAGCAAGAATCATGTTTGGAACTTGCTGTGAATTGCGAAAATCAATAAACTGTTTTTTGATTCCTTCTGGAAGAATACACTCTTCAATATTGCGTGGAGTGTACTTTTGAACCCAAAGATATTGATAACTCATTTATCAATCCTCATATGTTGATTCTGGAGATAATGGCAGAATGTATCTGAGATTTCTACTGGTGTTTGTTGCCTCAAGAAAGAATGGTGATTTTGAGATAACGATGTCATAATCTCCATTCATAAAAAGAAAAACATCTAAGAAGGTCTTAAGTGAAAAGGTATTTTCTGTTTCTCCCACACCACAACTATAGGAAGTAGAGGTTGGATCATCCTTATGATAGACTCTCAGATAGATTTCACCTTCTTCACCAAGAAATTCAACAATCCAGTGTGTGCGATCACTATCAAAAGTTGACATCTTTGCCATCTTATTGAATTGTGACTGTGGTAACTGAATACAAACGTCTCGGGATTTCAGTTGAAAATCCTTATCAGGCGGAATAGAAGTAATAAATTCGCTAGAAGAAAAATAATATTTGATTTCAGCTCTACCTTCTTTAAGAAGAACATAATCTTCATTTGAGAAAATTAGTTCAGGTGTTCCCAAAATGTTATAGGCAGCTAGAAAATTTTTAAGATCATAAATTCCGAATTCACGATCAAAAGTTTCTTCTACGATTGCTTCCGCAAAAATTCTATTATCTTCGCTTTTTGTTCTAATTTTATTGCCAGGATAAATGACAATAGAGTTATTGATTTCTCTATAACTGTTCAAAATGTCAAGTGTGTTTTTTGATAATTTCATAATGATAAATCAATTGGACTTGGTGTTTAATTCTTCAACAATGATTCTGATATTAGGATCTGGATCTTGTTTGATTTTGTTTAAAATATGTTCTGGTGTATTTGGGTTATAAAGAACACTCATCCGAACAAGAAAACTCTCATCTTCTGATAATTCTTCCAGTACCGAAATTGGAGTCTTATTAGAACCCGCTACTTTACATCTAATATGTGGTTGAGTGTCCTTGGCGTATTCCGATAAAATTTCAACGGTGACATCAGGATGTTGAACAATTTTACTACGAATTCTTTCATTTCCAATATAACTAACTTCTCCAACATCATAGCTTAATATACATGATAAAGGACATTTGGATTGAAATTTCAATAGTGTTTCTAATGAAATATTAGGATTACCTATAATTTCAACAATGGTAAAATAGTCATCAGTGTTGTATTCATTAAAATCCATTACAATTTTATCTAACATATCAGAAGATGTGTTTGGATTTCCTGCCATCCAAGGTAGAACACTTGGATCATTGATTTCTGATATTTTTTTTAATGTTTCTAAAGATGTATTTGGGTTACTTGCAACTCCACGAATAACCATAATAGATTTATCAGATGACAAAAAATCTAAAACTCTAACTGGTGTTTGTCTATTTCTAGTCACTCCTGCCCTGATATGTTCGTTTTCATGCTTGGAAAGTTCTTCTAACATATCAACTGATGTTTTAGGATCAGCTGTGAGTTCCAATAATCTTTTAAATTCTAGTTCTTTCTTTTCTTGTTCTGTTTTTTCTGTTAATATGGGATTCAATATTTCAGGATTCTCTTGTGACTTGTTGTTCATAATGGTAAATCAAGTTCTAATTGTTTGGGTGATAAGTTTTTAAATGCGTTATCTCTAGTTTCACGAATACAATCTTTACTGAGAATCTTCAATATATGAATCGGAGTGTTTGGATGTCTCGCTACTTTATAACGAACATAACCATCCACATCGGTTGATAGTTGCTCTAAGATTCTAGGTGGTGTGTTTGGATTTCCTGATACTCCCCAACGAACATTATAATGCTTATCGGTCGCTAGTTGTTCTAGGATTTTTATTGGTGTGTTTGGATTATATGCTACACCACAGCGAACATACCATTCATTATCGGTCACTAAAACTCCTAAGACTTTTGGTGGAGTGTTTGGATTTTGTGCTACCCCACCACGAACAATATAATCCTCATCATCGGTCGCTAGTCGTTCTAGGATTTCCGATGGTGTGTTGGGATCTCTAGCTAATTTATTGTCCATTATTTTCAATAAGATTTAAATGATTAATCAATAACATCGTATAGTGTAGAACCTTAAAGAGATCGGCTCTCGGTGTTCCTTTTGCGTCATAGCGATCAATATACTTTGATACATTTCCAGCATAAAATCCCTCTCTACGAGAATGTTTGATTTTATCCTGGCTTTGCATATTGCCTTCATTGATTTGATCAACATAGTGTTGACCATAGGTTCCTTTAAGATATTCTTCTAACTGACGAAGAATCTTATCCTCATTGTATCTCCAAAAATGATTTTCACTCATTATAATAAAACTCCATAAAAATTGCCTAGATGCCCATTTTCAAGGCGCCTAGGCACTATAGCACGAGATCTCCAATTTGTCAAGTGCTTTTTGTTTTATACTGACTTCAAGAATTCACATAATGAGATACAGCTTCTTCCATCCACTCTTCGCTCATATTAGACATAATCTGAAGAGCGGCTTCTTCATTATCAGCAAAACCTTCAGAGAGAAGATATTCTAGAACCAGATCGTAAGTGTCTAATTCTTCCTTCATTCCGTATTTTTTAGAATCTTGCTGTGCATCCCTGCGGGCTCTTGCATCAGGCCGTAACCGATTTCTACGTGATTTTTCCATGGATTCCTTACGACCTTCAGGATCATCCATCATTCTATTAATAAAATCCATTTGTGTGGCTTTTACTAGATCTCCCCTGTCTCTATGTCGTTGAATTTGTTTTTCTAGCTGTTTTCCTTTTCTACTAGGTCCACGATAATAAGTATAGTTTGTTGGCTTAAAACCTTCGGGGATATCATTCATGGTTTCTTCCTTCATATTACTAGCAACTCGGCGCATCTTCGCGGCTTGACGTTGATGTTGAGGTGTAGTTGCCTCATTTTCTCTGCGTCTGGCCATAGCGAGAGCTTTCTTTCTAGGAGACATCATCATGCGAGCAGAACCGGAACCATTTTCATAATCGCCGTTATCGGGATTCACTTTACCACCGCACCCCTTAACTTCATCCAGAATACCATCAATAACATCATCTTCTAGTTGTTCAATAACGAGTTCGGCTTCATCCACGTCATCAACATAACCCTCAGAAACAAGATAATCTAAAACAAGTTGATAATCATCTTGCTCTTGAGGTGTGTAAACGGCCTGATATGCTTCAAACAAAGAATGAGATTGAGACATGGTTATTTTACAATTTAGTGTTTATTTGAACTATTTATTATGATTCCGATTTTACCGTAAAATTACCTCTTTTTTCTATGGTAATAACTTTATCAAAACGATGTTCAATTCCATCTCTATGTGAAATAACAAAGATATTGGAGTTCTTCATCTCTTCTTTAATGATCTTAAGAAAAGCAAAGTGGCCCATTTCATCTAAAGAACCATCAAGAATCTCATCACAAATTAATAAATTTGTATTAGCTGAGTTCTTCATCGTGCTAATATATCTCCAGGTGAAGAGAAGTGCAAGATCTACACGACGCTTTTGGCCTTCAGAGAAATTACCATACGAAAAACTTTCAAAGGTTGGAGTTGTGATTTTTTCGTTAAACTCCGAATCAAGATTAAAATTAACATAAAGCTCCAGAAGATTCAGATACTTGTTAATCTGTTGATTGATAATCTTTAGGTATTTTTCAATGATTCTTGATTTAACACCAGAATCTTTCAATATAAGCTGAACATAATCATAATGATGAATCTCTTCTTTCAGCTCTGCAATATCAGTTTTAATATCGTCTAGAGTTTGGTTATATTCTTCTAGTTTTTGATGTTCATCGTTTTTATTATTGATCGCATCGGTTAGACGTTTGATCTGAACATGAAGCTCTTTTATTCTATTTTGAGCTTGTGAGATCTGATAGTTATTATAGGAGATCTTTTGATTTAAGGTATTTGTTTCTTCAGAAGTCTTTTTGAATTGATCTTGCCTTTGAGTTTCTTCATCAATCGTAAGAATTAAAGAATCATAAGTTTTCTTCAAAGAACTCATCTGCTTCTTAATATCTTTCTGTTTTGATTTCTTAAACTCATCATCAATATGTTGTGAGCATGTTGGACATACATCGTTATTAACAAAGAAGTTTGTGGTTTCTTTGAGATTCTTGGCTTCCACTGTGAGCTTTGTCTTATTGGCTAGAAGTGTTTTTAGATTATCAGATACTCCCACAAGTTCATCAAGAGTTTCATTGAGCTTTTGAATATCTAAATTAATCTCATCATTCTTGGATTGTAATGATTCAATAGAAGAAAAAAGTTCTGAGATGGTATCGGTTTTTTCTTGTATGTCGTCTCTACTTCGTTTTTCAATCTCATCAATAAAATTTCGTTGCATTGAAACTTTGTCTTCATAAGAATCTTTCTTGATTGATAGAATCTTAACATTATCCTTAAACTCTTTGATTTTCTCTTTGACCAAAATATTCATAGAAGAGAAAAGCTTAATGTCCAAAAGATCTTCAATAACATCTCTTCTATCAGCCGGAACGAGTTGCATGAAAGGAATGAAGGCACTAGAACCAAGAATGACAATCTGAATAAAAGTCTTATAGGACATCTTAAGAACATTTTGCTCTAGCCACTTCTGTTGTTCAATAACAGAAGAATGTTGATCTAAAATCTCACCATTTTTATAAATTTCAAAGATATTCGGGGCTAGTCCGCGTCTTACCATCCATTCAGTATCACCAATAGAGAATTCTATTTCAGCAACACAGTCTTTTTGATTGATATTATTGACGAGTTGTGGAAGATTGATGTTTCGGTAAGCTTTTTTATAGAGAGAAAAAGTAATAAAATCGATCATCAAACTTTTGCCCTGTCCATTTCCACCCCGGATACAAGTCAAATGCTCATTATTCAGGTCATAATCTAAAAACTGATTACCAACAGATAAGAAATTCTTTGCTCTAACTTTCTTAAAAATTATCATAATTCAATCGTACATTTTCGGTGGAACAACCAGATCATAAGGACCAATAATAGTATAATTATATCCGATAGCTTCGGTAGTTTTTATTAATACCTCATCATCATATTCAAGAATCTCCATTTCGGGTAAATCTTGTTCTTCTAATAAAATTCTATAACGTTCTGCATCATCAAACATCTCAAAGAACAATAGAATCTTTTCATTCTCTTCGTTAATTATTGAAAAAGCGCCATTCTTTTTCTTATCTTTTAATGCGAGTAAAAACATCAGACTAATTGATGAACTTCTTGATAAAGATTATTGATGATACTCTTAATCCGACTCTTATCGTAATTATTTTCAAACTCATCAATATAGCGATGAAGAACTGAAAGAGTATCTTCTGAATCTGTGGTCTCAAACTCTTCAACATCAACTGCCTGAATAGCCTGAATAATTTTAAGCTCTGCAGGTTGTAATCTATTCAGCTCGGCAATAAATTCTTCAAAGTGCTTAAAGTCATCAATTTTTTTAACAATCACCTTGATGATCTTATTACTCAGCTCGGCGGTCAATGTGAATTCACAACCGCCATCGTAATAGAGTTGGTAGTGCATCCGAAACGGATTATCAACGTAGTCGTGGTCTAGGGTTTCAGCGTCAAAAATGACAAAACCACGTCTGTCATCCACATCGTTAAAATACAGCTCGTAAGGGTTACCGATGTAATAAATCTTGCCGTTATCAGAGCGAGTATGATAGTGACCAGAGAAAACCTTTTGAAACTTCTTGAAGACATCGGATTCTCTTCCATCTTCCATAACATGACCGACATAAGGACTGAAACCATTTAATTCCAGATGACCCATTGCGATCTTTGCTGAGGTGTCACGAATTTTATTCAAAGTTTCTTCTTCGTTTTCTTTATTGATCCAAGGAATAAAAAGTATGTCTAGATCTTGAATTTTCGTATCGGTTGGATTCTTATAGATTGTGATATTGCTATACTCTCTAAGAATAAGATCAACCGAACTAATCTTATTGGTATTTTTAAGTTTGGATGTGTGATTACCAACAACAACGTGATGATCAATTCCTAAGGTATATAACCGATCATAATAATTTCTTTTCGCCCAATCAATCGCAGCGGGATCAAGAAAGTTGCGATTATCAAATGTGTCACCGAGATCAATAACGGTTTTGATATTATGTTTTTCTAGATAGGGAAAGAAAATGTTATTGTAAAATTCTAGAAAATAATCGTGAAATTGTTTAGATGTTTTTCTTGCCTGGAAATGTTGATCTGTAATAAGGGCTATTTTACTCATCCTTGTCTCAGTCGTAAAAATACATTGTCTTTAATTGAATTATAGTCACTGTAATTGTCAATACCTTCTCCTTCGTCAACCATTACATTATTGAAATCAAGTTGTTCAAGCATTCTACTCGTTTTCTCCATTTCTTTCTTCTCTAGTTTAATTCTACGAATGAAAGCATAGTAGGCATATTGAGTAATGTAATTGAAGGCATTGATTTTCTTACCTGTTTTTGGACTCACATAATCGGGATTATAATTATGACAATACTTACAGCAGTTTTCTATTGCATCTGAAATCATATCATTCAGAAAAGGATAATTAACGAACTGAGGAAGATAAGAATATCTTGTTACGATATTAAGAAAACATTTACCTAAAAATTCTGGTACTCTTGGTCTGGGTTCTCCTTTTTCTTTCGCTTCTCTACAAAGTTTGATGTAAGCTACTAATGCATCGGATAGTTCTTGATTTGAAACATAATGAACCGATCTCTTTTTCTTTTTCATTACACTGGTTGTTATCATTCAATATTTTCCTCACGGTCGCCTATTTAGAAGACTACTATAACACATATTGTCTGATTTGTCAAGAGGGGTTATATGGTGGTAGAGTGTGACAGTGAACAAAGTGGCATATTAAAGCTTGACAAATGGAAAAAGTGTGTGTAGACTCACAGGAGTTACGTCACCAGTAACTATTAAAATTTAATCTATTAAATTTAACTAAAGTTAGTACCAGCGACTGAAAGGAGCTGATTCCCGAAGGGAATTAATTGATTCTGTAGATCTTCTCTAGTATCATTCTAGCTCGTTTAACGTTATTGATGAATCCTTCAGATCTATTGAGTACATAGGTTCCGCTAGAGTCACTTTTGTTCAAATAACGTTTGTAAAGCTTTATTAGCTCATCGTCAAATGATTCTACTACCATAATTATTTTTGACTTTTCTAAGATGAAAATCGTTTCTTGTGTTAGCTTCATCCATGGTTCTATTCGGTAAAAGTAAACGTTATTCAATTCTTCTCTAGTGATACTAATGGGATCTAAAAGAATCAAATACTGTTCACCATGTTCCTCCATTGGGGATACTATACCAAAAATTTCTTCACCACTTACTAACTTAACAACCGCATAAAATTCCTCTTGCATTATATTTCTTAACACTTCTAATATTATTTAATCATTCCCTTCGGGAATTGACTCACTATCGTTCGTCAAATACATTAATGCTTTATTACTATAGACTTGACGACAATAACTTTATCACTCACGATGGTTATTGTCAATTAGGTATTTTTCATGATCTAGATTTCTTTCTTCAAAATGTAAAAGTAGAATATCTAGAAACTTATTGGCTACCAGATGTTTTTAGTGAGCGTTATAAACGATTAAACTATCAAATACATTTAAATCATCAATCAACATTAACAAGAGAAGAAAAATTTTGAATATCAAGAACTCGTTAAATAAGTTATTAAAATCTGTCAGAACATCTAACATGTTGTTTCAGAATCCTTCTAATGAACTAGAAAAGTTTAATTGTTTCATTAAAGAAACAAGAATCTATCCTGCTTTTATAGACATTAAAGGGTTAAAACGATATCAAAGAAAGTGGTTTCGTTCTTGTTTCAAAAGTCCTATTACGTTAATTTCTACATTTAAACGATCTGGAAAAACCTTCTTCACTATTAATCTAGCCAATTATCTAGGTTTACTATGTAACAAGAAAGTTGGTGTTATCGTTTCAAATTATTCAAGATTAAACGACATTAATCCTTTTATTAAATCTAAAAATGTTAACGTTTTTAATTGTTCATCAATCAATAGTTATCGCTGTAATAGGTTTGATGTTGTTATTATAGATGAAGATGATACGATTACACAGGAACTTCTAGAGACTATATTATCAGCAACAGAATATCTTGTTATCATTGGTACCCCAAAAGGTGGTTATTTTAGCCAAATGATTTCAAGATATCGTCAATCATGGTGGAAGAAAATCATCAATAAAATTAAAAGAACTACTTCTCACGTTAATGTTGTTATTACTCCTTTTGTTAATTACTAAAATGATCTACCGTATTGTTGAAAAAACTGATTTAAATGGAAACATTAAATTTTATCCACAACAACGAAAGTTACTTCTTTTTTGGATGCCTTTTATCAAAACAGAAGTTTTTCCTGTTGAAATATGTTTTGATTCCTTTGAGTCTGCTAATAAGTTTATTGTAAAAAGAAAAGAACAACCAAAGAGAAAAATTTATTATGTCTAATGTAAATTTTATTGACTTCATTTTGGATCCAAATACTACATGGAATCAAAATACCCAGGCGATATTATTAGAACTTCTAGTTACCAGTGGGTATTCTAATATTCGTCTTAATGTAGCAGCAAATCCCAATACGCCACCAAAAGCACTAGAGCAACTAGCGACAGATGAGCATTCTAGTGTTCGTTGTGGAGTAGCAAGAAATCCAAACACTCCAATAAAAACTCTAGAAATTCTAGCGACCGATGAGGATTCTGATGTCCGTTGCGACGTAGCAAATAATCTAAAAATTCCACCTACAACATTAGAAGTTCTAGCGACCGATGATGATGATTATGTTCGTCGGGGAGTAGTACGAAATTCAAACACACCACCAAAAGTCTTAGAACAACTAGCTACCGATAAGGATTATCGGGTTCGTTGTAATGTAGCAAGAAATCCAAACACTCCACAATACATCAAAAAGTATCTTAAAATTCAGGAACAACTAGCTAAGTTGGATAAAACATAAAACTTATTTCATAATAGTAAACAACTCAATTTTATTAGGGGTCCTAAATGCTTGATTTCATAACAACGATTATGATTTGTAATTCTGGTAAAAATTTATCTTGTCTTAATGAAAAACTGGAATTATTTCCACCCACTAGAGTTATTATTGTGTGTAAAAAGAGAGGTGAATGTGATCCAGTTTATTTAAAAAATGAGAAATGATTATGAACAAAGTTGAATTAGCTAGTGATCCCAAAACTTCACCAGAAATCCTAGAACAACTAGCGGCCGATAAAGATCCTTATGTTCGTTGGTATGTAGCAGAACATCCAAACACCCCACCAAAAGTCTTGGAACAACTAGCGTCTGATGGACAATGGCGTGTTCGTGAATGTGTAGCATATAATCCAAACACTCCACCAAAAGCCCTAGAACAGCTAGCGAACGACGAATATCGTCCCATTCGTTGTGAAGTAGCACTAAACCGAAACACACCACCAAAAGCCCTAGAACAATTAGCGACCGATAAGTATTATTTTATTCGTTGTGATGTAGCAGAAAACCCAAACACACCACGCTACATCAAGAAATATATTAAAATTCAAGAACATTTGATGAGAATATGAACAAATATGACCTTGCTAGAGACCCAAACACACCACAAGAAGAGTTAGAGCGTCTAGCTACAGATGAGGAGTATTGGATTCGTGTTGAAGTAGCAAGAAATCCAAACACTTCACCTGAAACATTAGAACTTCTAATGGCAGATGAGGGCTGGAAAATTTGTTGGCAAGCATTAAAAATTTCAGATACCCAACCAACGACAATAAAGAGTTTTGTGACCAATGATAGGTATTATATTTGTGTGGCGTTAGCACAAAACCCAAACACACCACCAAAAGCACTAGAACAACTAGCGACTGATGATGATTATTCTATTCGTTATTGGGTAGCATGTAATCCAAACACACCACCAAAAATATTAGAACAACTAGCGACCAATAAGAATTCTGATGTTCGTTGGAGTGTATTAAGAAATCCAAATACTCCACGCTACATCAAAAAGTATCTTAAAATTCAAGATCACTTGAGTTCTATGGTCTTAATGTCATAATCAAATTCTTCTTCATTATAAATTTTGATTCTTTCTAAGAAATGTCTTAGAGTGTAATTTTTTCCACAATCATCAGCGATATCATAAAGAGTTGCTCTATCTTTAGACTTATGTTTTCTTAATCCTCTACCGATAGTCTGAAGAATACGAATTTTTCCTTTAGATGAAGACGCTAATATGATGTTGTGTAAATTCTTAATATTAATTCCGGTACTAAAGACACCATAAGATGCGATAATAATTGCATTATTTTCTTGTTCACAAATCTGTCTAACTCTTTCGCGCTCTTCAACATCAACTCCACCATGAATAAAGAAGATTTTTTTGTTCTTATTTTCTTTTAGAATATCATAGAGTAGTTGACCATGACTCTCAACTCTGGAGAATATAACAAGAGTGTTGTTGTTGAGTTTACTAGAAAGATCGCAGATAAAATTGTTTCTTTTCTCGTTACTAATAAGATATTGAACTTCATCTTCATAACGATCAAACTTTTGTGGTTTGTGTTTTAGAACAACACAACGAATATCTAATTGTGAAACTCTTCCTTTTTCAATGAGTTCTTTGGTATTGGTGGTTCTATAAGAAGGACCAAAAAGCCCAGAAATTGTTAATTCGTTAGGTGCCTTTGAATCATCGTTGTTACTAAGAGTTCCAGTAAATCCAAAACGATATTTCACATCAGGACATTTCTTCATAATACCAATAAGACTCTTTGATGTTGTTCTGTGACACTCATCAACAATAATAACATCATATTGGTTGAAAAAAGATTTATCTAGATCGTAAATGGATTGATAAGTTGAAAGATGTACTTGCTTATCTGATTTTTTATATTGTCCTTGATAGATCATATGACAAGTAGATTCTGAATCTAATCCGTAGTCTTCAAATTCTTTATAGGTTTGCCGAATAAGACTTGTTTGAGGAAAGACAATAAGAATCTTATAGTTCTTCATCATATAATAGCGAACCAATCCGAAAATCTGAAATGTTTTACCAGAAGATGTGGGTGATACGATTGTTTTTCTGTTGTACTTTAGGCATTCATAGACTGCATTAATTTGATAATCATCGGGAATAAGATTGGCTTTATTACCAAGAACATTCAAGAATCCAGTGACACCTTCTAATGTTATTTCTGGATTGATCTCAAAGGGTAAACCGTATTGCTTATTGTCTTTAAATTCATAAGAAAATCCATGAAGCTTCAGCTTAGCGATAATTCTATCTAAAAGACCACAATAGATTTCGCCAGTAGACGTTGAGAGAAGTGAAATCTTACCATCCCAACCACCCTTTTTATATGCAGGTGAATACTTCGCACCGGGAACATCAAAGGTGAAGTATTGTGCCATTTCATAAAGAACGTATGGTTCACATATGAGTTTTATGTAAATCTCATTTTTCTTTTGAATTGTTACATCAGCCATTATTGACCTGCGATAAATTTACTGTATTCTATATTATCTCTAATTTGAAAAGTGCGATTATGAATCTGCTTAAGAATGTCTTTAAGATAATCAATCGTATGCGAATAATACTCTAACATACTTTTGATTCTATTAAGATCCTCATCAGCTTCAATATAAATTCCAACATCTTGTTTCATAATCTTATGAGGAAATGGCTTTTCTTGGTAGACTTCGGGATCGGCTTTACCTGAGAAATATAACCATTGATTCTTATAAAGTCTTTTGTATTCTAATTCTTTTTGTTTTTTAAGAATAAAAACTCGGTTTAAAATTTCATAATATTTTCCATGTAATTGTGGAATTTTTATGGACTCAAGATGAAGATTATCGGGATCAATAACCGAGTCTTGTTTCCACATTTGTTCAATTTCACTATGCTTCATAGAGGATTTCCACTCTTATCCAAAAGTTCAAAGTATGTATATTGGAACTTGACCGTGGCAAGAAATGGATCTGGCTTAGAGATTGTGGCATCAAAAACCAGTGGTGTTATTGAAAATGGAAATAAGTCATAATAACGAACTTGTACTGTGGGATTATCATTAGAATTAAGAACTTGAAGAGTACCATCGGAATATAAATCTAGTCCAGACTTATATGAGTTATTATTACCGTCTTTTTGTAAATCGTAAATTTGCTGCAATGATTCTGGATATCCAAGACCTCGTAACCATTTATTGATTTCATTATAATTGACTAGATCTTCGTCTACGATAAATCTTAAATCAAATGAATCCATTCGGAGTTTATTTCCTGGTTGTGGAATGTCTCTTCCTAGAGAAGTTGGTTGTGTTGCCAATGTTAATTCAAGTCCAGGAATAGAAGCGGAATTAGCAAAGAATATAGCTTTAGGATATCTGTTTAGAGTAAAGCGATATTTTGTTGGATATGAAAAGTTTCTGTTTTCTATTTGATTACTTGAGATGTTATAAGATGTATCGGGCATTATTGAATGTTATTGAATGATTATTTATCAGAATGAACTTGACAAAATGGAGTTATTGTGCTAAGATGGTGAAGTGAAGAATGAGTGTTGATATGGATTTGAAGAAGATTATTGAAGAGCATTGGGACAAAGGTGGCTTTATGTCTCTTGCAGCTAAAAAAGATCTAAGAGAAGCAATAGAAAAAGAAACCATTTTTCTAGATGAGTATTATGATAATATACAACTAAGATCTAGAGCTTATTGTATTAAAAATAATATCACCAAAGATAATATGCCACATTGTAAAGCAAATTGTGGTAGACCCGCTATATTAAATTATGGAAATGCCATTGAAGGTTTTAGGCTTTATTGTGGCCCAGAATGTCATAGAGGAGATTGTAAGATTTCAGACGAAGTGAAGAATAAATTGGGCGATTATGATTGGGTTTATAATCAACGAGTTGTTTTAAAGAAAGGTTATGAGCGTATAGGAAAAGAACTTGGAGTTTCTGAGCCGACTGTTGTTACATGGATAGAAAAACATGGATTAAAAGATGCTGTTAAAAATGCGAGAGCAACTAATCAAGAAACAATCAAGGCTCTGGGTCAAAAAGAATTTCTTTATGATCTTTATGTAACACAAAAATGGTCAATAAAAAGAATTAGAGAAAAGTTTAATTGTGATGTAAATTTAGTTCGCAATGCATTAATCAAACATGGCATCAGAATAAGAAGTTCAAATGAACATGTTCCTACTCGTAAGTTTACAAGTAAAGGAGAGAAGAAATTATCATCATATGTTAAAAGAATAACGGATTGTAATGTTATTGAAAATGATAGATTTCTTTTACGTGGAAAAGAATTAGATGTTTATGTTCCTTCTAAAAATATTGCTTTTGAGTACAATGGATTATATTCACACTGTTATAAGCCTAATGAGAAAAAACCTTGTTTAATCAAAGGTCCAGAATATCATTTAATTAAGACTGAAAAAGCTTTAGAGAATGGTGTTCAACTTATACAATTTTTTAGCTCTGAATGGGATTATAATAATTTAATTTGTAAGAGTCTAGTGAAAAGAAAGTTATTAAAGAATAGGCGAATTCATAGTAAAGAGTGCCAGGTTAAATTTATTGATAAGAAAATAGCTAATGAATTTTTAGTTAGAAATAGTATCTTTAGCTCACTAGAAGATGAATTCATTTCTATTGGTTTATATGATAAACGTAGTCTGATTCATTTATTATGTTTTAAGCTTATTGATAATAAATGGTTTGTTGTTAGGAATGAATCAAGAATGGGTGTTAGTGTTATTGGTGGATTTAAGACGTGTTTAGATGAATTTAGGAAGTTTAAATCTGGTGATTTATATTGTGATATTGATCGTCGTTTTTCTGATGGTAAATTATTAAAAAGTTATGGATTTGTTGTTGAATCTGTTATTGCTCCTAGTTATTATTATACCGATAAAAATTATAGGATATTATTTGACCGTGATATTATTGAAGAAGAATGTAATGGGAATGAACATGAGTGTTTTTATTGCGAAAAGCCGAAGTATAAGAAGTTATTTGATTGTGGTTATTTGAGATTAAAATTGCAATAAAAAAGGAGGCATTTCTGCCCCCAATATACATTTTGTTGATCAGATGATCAGGAAAGGTTACGAATAGCAACTCGTCTGTAATATCTGTTGCTATTAACACGAAGCCGACCGAGACCCTGTTCAAGACCTTCAGCGAATGGATTAGCAACAACAGAATATCTAGTCAAAAATCCCATTCTAGGAGTGAATTGCTTAGGATCAACAGCACGCACCATTTGCAATGGAATATAAGGACAATAGAACATACCAGCATCCATAGAATTGCTACCCTTATAACCAACCACATAATAGTGAGTATTGCTCACGTTGGCGGAATAAGCGTCAATATAAACCCGATATTTACCGAGCAGAGTACCAGCAAATAGATTACCAGTATCATCAACATTTAGATTAGCATTAAGAGCGGGAGTATAATCAAGTACACCAGCCATAGTTAGCGCGGAGGCTACGTCAGCTGAGCACATGATAACATTACCCTTCCCTCTACGAGTACGCTGAGCAATAGCGTTAGCATCACGCTCAATCTGGAAAATAAGACCTTTAAATTTCTCAACGGACCAACGGCCATTGGAGTCAATATCAAGGTCAAACACGCCAGGAGTTGCTACGTTATTAACAGCACCTTGTTCGGCTACCTTATAGATAGTACGAATAATTTCCCGGTTGATTTCTGAAAGAATCTCAGTGGAAAGAATATTAGCGAGTTCAGCTTCAGCGGAAGTATTATGAATCGCTTTTAGATCCTGCATCAGTTCCAGGCTATACTCACCAGCAAGCTTACGGCTACCAGCGGTTGCAGTAACTTTTTCAAAGCTGAAAGACATCTCATTGAACTGGTTATCAGTACCATTTCCGAGATTCTCAGCATCACCAGTCTCCATACTTTGACCCAGATTATAAACTTCAGTAGAAGTTTCTGTTGGGTTCAAAAGACCTGGATTACTGCCACGTTGAGTGGTAGTACCAATACCAGCAGCGGTTGAACCGAAACCGGCAAGATTAAAGCCACTATTTTGACCAGAGAAAGAAGAGTTTACTTCATCAAAGAAAGTCTCAGGACCAGTTTGATTAGTATAACGACTGCGCATGGCAAAGATAATACCAGATGGGCCGTTCATTGGCTGAACGCCAGCTAGATCATAAGCAACCAGTTTCGGCATAGCGCGGCGAATAAGGCTGATTAGAATTGGATCAAAACCGGCTACAGGACCACCAGCGGAGGCACTACCAGTGAAGCCACCAGAAAAACCTGGAGCGTTAGCAGAGTTGGTAGGTGATTCGGTTAGAAGAGTGCCATCATTAAAGGCAGCTTCATCACGTTGGAATTTTTCTTGGTTTTCTAGAAGTTGAGCGGTAACAGCACGCCGATGTGGATCTCTGATAGGATCTAGGCCATCATAATTCAGAAGGGGTGCCCACTTTTCTAGGAGATGGGTTGGAGCAGAATACATTTACTTTTCCTCTTAAATGTGTTGTTTTGGGTTTGATTGAATATTAAATTCAAGTGTTAGCTACAAGTGACGCGGCTTTAAGATACCGTTCCATAGAATCAGAATAATTTACCACTTGTGGAACTTCAGTACCTTCAGATAGCGTTTCAAGTTGAGCATTTAGACTTCTCTTTTGTTGAGGGAAATAAGATTCCCGAAGAGTCTCTAATTTGTCACGATAGGTTTCCTCACTCTCAAACTCAACACTCTCTGCAAGTGAAGCGAGCTTTTCTTGTTGTGTTCTGGCTAGACCAGTAGCAACTTCATCAAAGATTTTATCTGCAGTGGACTCAGAGAGTTTCTGAGTTAGTTGCATATTTTTCTCGATTTGCTCGTTGAGTTTATTTTCCATCTCATCAAGTTTTTCTACCATATTCTCTACTACATCATACTTCTCCTCAGGGAGATTTACATTATGATCTTCAAAAAGTTTAAACAGATTACTAAGGAAAGATTCAGCGATCTGTTCCTTAATACCATATTCAATGGCGAGTTGATTATCAGTCATCCACTCGTCAGCAACATACTCTAGATAAGCATCAACACGCTCTTGAAGTTCAACAGCGATTTCTTGAACTTCTTCAACGAGAGCGGCTTGATATTGCTCTTCAAGACGATCGCGGATTTCGCCGACTTTAGAGCGAACCGCAGCCTCATAAATCACGCGGGTCTTTTCTTTGAATTCCTCAGAAAGACCTTCACCGGCCACGATAGCCTCAACATCTTCGTCAAGATTGAATTCCTCTTCAGCAGATTCTTTCATAGAATCTTCTTCTTCATCTTCTTCTTTCTCGGATTTTTTGGACTTCTTAGAGGGCTTTTCATCCTCTTCATCTTCCTCTTCTTCTTTCTCTTCCTGAAGATCTTCATCATCTTCTAGATCTTCATCTTCGTCTTCTAGATCTTCATCTTCATCTTCATCATCATATTCTTCGCGCATCTTTTGCATTGGCTCTGCTGGTTTAGCATTACGAGTAACAGCATCGGATACACGCTTTAGACGAGCACCAGCATCGGCAAGTTTATTTGAATCGTCATCAGGCTTTGAATTTTCTGGAGTTGGGCCACCAAGATCTTCCCAATTACCACTTTGGCCATCAGGAATACCAGTGGTGAGCTTCTTCATCGGTTCGCCAGGTTTGGCATTACGATTCACGGCTGTCACTGAATGGGGATTTTTAGCTTCCATTTCATTAAGAGTTCTTTTAGTACGAGGCATCTTTTTCTCCAATAACCTGTTTTAATGATTCTGTATTTATTTAGAAAACTTGATATTTTATCAGATAAGATTCAGATAATTTTCAAAATGAAGAAGCATTCTTTCTTCAGTGAGTCTACGAGCGATAACATCTTTTTCAATCTGATTTTTAATATTGTAGGCTACATACTCTTTTGATTTTGTATCATATAGCCATTCTTTACCTTCATAGATTCCATTGACAAAAGCAGCAGAGCCGACACTGGGATCAGCAACAATGTCTACGGTTGAAATCAGAAGATCATCACCGACAACATTGAATCCTTCATTATTGGGCCGAACGGAACCTAATGCTCTACTACTCACACCGAGAACAACTCCTTCATCAATAAGAGATTGGGCGATTGTTCCCATCGGAGTATTAAGAATTTTTGCTTTACCATAAAAATAATTACCTCGCTCTTCAAGCTTGGTAATCATGTGGGAAACTTTAGTAAGATCAATAGAGGGTGTACTGTTATGATTGAGTTCGCCAACAGAGCGATTTTGCTTAACGAAGTTTTCATTATAAGTTCTAACCGCATTTCTCAAAGTATTCATCGGATAGATTCGGTTATTTCTATTGGGTTTATCACCCATCATAAAATTACCCTCAATATAGAGAGTCTTTCTACCGTTCTTTTCTTCGGTGAGAATTTTTACGGATTCAGCTTCTTCTCTAATAAGTTTCATTATTAATCGGAATAATTATAAACTATTTAGAGAAAGTGAAGATTTTATGCATCACCAGAGATTTGAACCTGATGATAATAAATTGCACCTGCGCCTAAACCATATGCAGAAATCTTTGCTGAGGTTCTAAGATCTGCATCGTTAGCGGTGTATGCAGTTGCAATACCTGTTGAATTGTTCTCAACAATAATTCTACGAGAATGATAACCATCAACACCCATCGCTGAAGTTTGAACGTTGAGAACTCTTTTATGAGTAAAGTTATAATATGATTGATTTGGTGATGTTAGGGAAACATAATCACCTACACCAAAAGGAGAAAATGTTCCTTCTAGGAAATCAATAATAGTTGTTGCACCAGTAGTAATTCCAGCAATTCTCGCCGAAGTGGGAGAAAGAGCTAAAGTATATTCTCTAGTGTTAGAGACGTAATAATTACTTGGCGATGCCGTTGGCTCAGAATCAATTTTAACAAAAGCGGGTGCCGTTGATACAATTCTCAGAGTATCACTATAAACTTGAAATGGTTGTGATGTAGTAGCAGCTCCAGATGAAACCGAAAAAGAACTACCAATACCTACGGGTTTATGAGCCATTATAAGACAATTTTAACTATAACCTATTTAGGATTTAGTATATTTCTTTCCAATGTATAGAAACGCCAACTTGAGCAGTATAACTAGAATCTATATTATAAACTCTTACTGAAAATAATTCTGAATCAGTAGAATCATAATTTTGACAGATAAAATTCTTTTTGGCTTTTGGTCCTATCTGTGCAGTGGACGAAGAACCATTAACCACATTCGCATTTTGACTACTTCCAGCGGCATAACCTCCAGAAACATCTTCATAATAAACGGAAGATATACCAGTTGCGGTTTGATTGTATTCAACTGCCGAATTATCATTTTCTGAGATCCATGTTCCAGATGTATTGATCCCTACGCTTGTTGGAATTTTGACAATTTCGTAGCGAACATTGCCACCCACAGCAAATACAGAAACGTTAGTGAGTTTAACATTTACTCTATTTTTATCGTCTTTAAAAGTATTTTTAAGTTTTATCGTAATCGCGGGCAAAGAAGAACCAACACTGATTGATCTTAAGGGTGTAGTATGAGACCATTCAAATCCAGTTTCCTCATAACCACCTTCACTAATAACAGTTGAGCAAATCTGAGTGAAAGAAGTAGCAGCTCCAATAGTTCCAACGTTTCTAATTTCACATCTAACAGGAAGATTGGGCATTCTCATATAAACAGTTTCAAGATTATTTGCGTTATAAAATTCATGACAGATTATGTTCCTTCCATCAATAGCAAAACCACATCGGACAACTCCAACACCTAACCATTCAAAATCGGTAATAAAAAGTTGAGTTTTATTGATATTGATATTATAACCAGATGGACCACCACCGTTTAACGGATCTTTATTCCAATCCGATTGGGTTACTCTTCTTTCAGAAATAACTCCAGAAACATCAGATCTTATAACAAAATTTATTCTACCTGATGCATCAACTTCTACAAAAATTCCATTATGATCATCAAAATATCCTGTTCTTCTAATGTTATTGGGAACAGCTTCTTTGAAATTGATAGAAGATAAGATTAGCTGAGATTTTCCTGGTGCATAAGGATGATATTGTCTTGTTTGATGAATCGCATATGCATCAGACGTTACACCAACCTGAAGAATAGCTGCAGATTGATTTTTATCGTAATAAACAGAAGATCCTGCACCAGAAACTGTATTAATAAATTCAGGATTAAGATAAAAGATATGTTTATAATCACCTAGAGTAAAGGGATCAGAAATTCTTAATCTACCAAATGCATCTTGTTCTTGTTTCGGTGGTGCAAAAAGATGACTCATATGATTCTCCAGGAATTACTTTTCCATATAAATGTTAGACTACCATAATCAAAAGCTAATATTGCATTATTTCTTCCATCAATAAGATCACCTGATTGAGGAACGATTGTTATGTAGCGATTAGTTCCTCTAGATGCTTGACCTAATTCATCTTTTATTGTATATTTTCTACCTTCACGGTCTGCTTTAGGTAAAGTAATCGTAACCGCTCCCGCATAATTAACTCCGACATAATAATCTCTATGAGTGATTGTATAAGAAGAAGACGTTACCGTTCTTACCGGCAACGTCATAAAGGCTAGATTAGCTTCACCACCCCCACCTAATGTGGATAGCTGTTGTTGTATTCTTGAAATGAATAGTGTGTAATGTTTTTGAAGCTCTTCAAATGTTACAAACTTTTGATCTAATGGTGTTAGTGGATCACGGTCTTGTTTTTTATTAGAAGGCTCCGATAATATTCCTAAAGAACGCTCTAGTAATGTTTGTGGTTGAGGTGGTAATACCTCTTCTTTTATTACTTTCTTCTTTTTCTTTTTAGGTTTAGTTTCCTCTTCTAATTGATTCCAGACTAGATTTTCAAAGGAGTCTGATACGAGATTATCAAACTCCTCTTTTTGTTTCTTCTTTTCTTCGGATACTAATTGAAAAAGATCATTCAGATCCATTTCAATTTTCTTCTTCTACGCCAAAAAGATTAGCGGCTACTTCTGGTCGGAATTGATCAATTTTTTCAACCGCTTTTAGATTCAGTTGATCTTTGATATAATCAGAAATTTTTGAAGGAGATTCTTTTTGAAGAATCATTTGAGCTAGATTTTCCATAATTGTTTTTAGAATAATTGTATTTAGATTTCACCACCTTTCGGGGCTTCAACGGCGGAGTTATCCACTTTTGGTTCTACGGGAATTTTACCCATATCGCCTTGAATGTTATTGCCTGGACTCTCCATAGGTAGAGGAAGACCGGTATTAGGATCAACTGGAATGTTTGGATCGGGAATAACACCATCTTTAATTTCTTTTTTGATCTTAGCATCTTCTTCAACAATCTCTTGATCCGTCTGACGAAGAATCTTACGCCGAGCATAATCACGAGAAAAATATTTTCCAATATAAGGTTCTGCTATAGAAAGATTATTCATTCTCTCTGTGAGCAATTCAGCTTCTTTAAGTTCAGCAAAGTGATTATCATACAAGAAGTCAAACTGAATATGCTCACTCATTTGTGACCAATCTTGTGGTGTGATGATATTTTTAAGAATGAGTTGAGTTTTTAACATATCGGTGAATAATCCCGCAAATCTCTTGCGAAGTCTTCCAACGAATTTAGAGAATTTAACTTCATCGCGCAGAATCTCAGAAGATCTACCGAGATTAAAACCGGAGTCTCCACCAATGCGAGATTCGGGAACACCAAGATCCTTATAGAGCTTACGTTGGAAGTAGTTTATATCGGTTAATTCGCCGAGATTTGAACCGCCAGGAACAATATCAAGCTGAGTCCCTCTGCCACCTTCACGTCTAGGAAGAAAGAAATCTTCCATCATTGCCATAAACTTCTTATCATCCTTAATAGTGCCATCGGAAGTAGAATAAGTCAACCGATTACGATAACGCATCATCACATCCCGAAGATGTTGTTCTGCTTTCACTTTTGGTAGATTACCAACGTCAATATAAAATACCCGACGTTCAGAACTACGAAGAAGTCGGTAAATAACAAGACTATCTTCAATCATTCTTAATTGATTGAGTGTTTTAGATGCCTTATTGAGATATGATAATGTTGTTCCTTTATTTCTATCAAGAAGACCGCTAGTACAATAAACAATAGAATCACGAGCAAATTTAACACCTTTTTCGTGTCCTGCGGTCATCTCTTTTGGGCCACCCACTGGATAAGATGTGTTTGGTGTGTATATAAAATATTCCTCAATCTTCGGAAACTTATAGTTCATCGGATCAGCATCACCGAATTGTCTAGCTGAAATTTTTTCGTTTTCGGTTTTTACTTCTTGACGAACATAACGCATTTTCATGGAATCAATGTAGCGAAGATCCTGAATGCCATCTTGGGGTTTTTTCATGTCAATAACTTTATGATAATAAAGTCTTCCGTCAACATACCAGTTACGGTAAATTTCGTGAGCTTTTTTATCAAAATCTAACATTTCTAAGATATACTTGAATTCTTGTCTAATGTCGGCTTTTAGTTTATCACTTGCATTAAGATTAGACAATTCAATTTGAACTGGAGAATCATTGGTATCAGAAACAATAGCCTCATTTACGATATCTTCAATGGCAGAATCAACCTCTGGATGAAGCGCCATTTCACGATATCTACGAATAAGATCAAATTCAGTTCTATAGATATTTTCAATATCAATATGAGTACCGAAAAATCCACTAGTTAGATAAAAATCAGCCCCGTCCTCATCTGAAGGAGCAACGGGGGAAAGTGTACTAGGAGATAATTCACTATCATCATCAATTGAAAAACCAAAAAGTTTAGTCATATATCAAACAGTTCTAAGTGATCTATTTATTAGCGAATAATCACTCCGTTTTGATCTCCATCCTCACCAACAGCGATGTATTGAATCTGGAACTCAACACTAAATTCTTCAATAGTGTTGTCTTGTTCATAAGAAAGAGCGATCTCACCTACATCCGAAGGCCAGACATCAAAAAGTTTGAATCTACGAACTGGTGGAATTGATACATTACCAACAGCACCACCAGTAGCGGAGTTGCGAGTAGAATAACGTCCAGCGTCTGCACCTCTTCCTAATTGATCAACATAAGCATTGACCATATATGCAGAAGGAGATGTTGCACCAGTAGCGTTTTCCATCTTATTCATACCATTCTGCCACTGCAAAAAGGCATTATGAAGATTGAATGATTCATCGTTAGTAACGGTTACTGTCCAAGGTGCAACGGTTCTATCGCCAGCGATTTTTAATGAACGACCGCGAAATGGTACATCAATCGGATTGACGGTTGAGCCCGGAATAGCAGCAGATTTACACATGAAGTTAAAATCCACGGCTTCTTCTCTCCCCCAGGTAATCCCTAGAGTTGAAGGAAAAGCGGGAATACTGACTTCAAAAAGATTAGGGCGAGATCCACCACCTCTTAATCTCTGTTTGAAGCCAGTAATTGTTCTTAGAGTAGACATTAATTTATCCTCCGTAATAAGTATTTAATATAATTATACTCTACCAATAACTTCTTCAAAACTCACACCAGTTCGGGTTGCAACATAAGTAAGAGTGATGAAGTTGGTTGTTTTGGCAGGCTTGAGGTAAATATCTCCTCTAAATTCATTGTTATCAATAACATCGGGAGTGTTATTAGATTCATCACAAATGACTCGAAAATCATAAAGACCGCGCTTGGCTTGAACATCGCGTAGATAAGGTTCAACTCTGTTGATAAAATTGGAACGAGTAATATCGTCGTTAATTTCAAATAGTTGAGCCTGGGCAAGTCTTTCAAATGCTTGTTCAATAGTAAGAAAGAGTCTACGAACGTTGATTCTATCAAACGCCGAAGCATAACCCAATGCAGTCTTATCACCGTAAAGCAGAATTCCGATACCAGGTTGATTAATTACAGAGTTGATTCGCTGAGAATAAAGCCGATCTCTCTGAGGACGCTCGGAATTATACGCTAGTTTGATAGCATTATTGAGAATACCTCTTTGCTGTCCTGCAGGAGAGAACCAAGGATATGCAACGATACTGGTTCTCACACAAAGACCTGCGACATCAGCATTGGTTGGTACATATCGGAATTTATTATTGAAGCGATCAAAAGTATATTTGTAATTATCATCAAAAATCGCATAAGATGAAGATGATAATGGAGCATAGAACGAAATGACATTATCGGTCTGGGTTTCACGGTTAGTTACTCCAACTACATCATCTCTATGAGGTGAGATAGTTGCGATACAATCCTTTCTTTGATTTGCAATAGCGATGAGTTCCTGGGCCTTAGCCTGAGACTCTGCCTTATTGGTCAAACCGGGTCCCATAATCAAGTAGTCAACAGGGATCTCGTCTCTGTTATTGAACAATCTATATGCGGAGACCAAATTGGCAAGAGTAGCAGTCAAACCGCTTGTGCTGCCGTAGTTCTTACCACCGGACAGATTATAGGTTACGTTACCGATAGCTGAGAAAGTTTTGCTTTGTGCTGGCTGATTCCATTGACCCTGAGCGGTAGTAATGCCAACAAAACCACTAGAGAAACCAGTTTGATAAACTACCTCATTAGGATTGCTGTTATCAGATGGATCATCACCAACAAAAACAAAATTAGAAAACTGGGCAAGATAATCCTTCCACCAGATTTTCTGAGGTGAATTTACTGCAGAAATGGCATCAGTTGCCTTAGAAAGGAATAGATGTTTCTCTAGAAGATTGCCTTGAATGCCGGTGACAGTTCCAGTGTCATCAACGATAGCAATATGAATAGAATCGTTTCTACCATTTCTTTCAGCAGCGAATTCGCTACTGATAGGCTTAGGTGCAATGGAATTCCAATAAATGGTTGTATTAACGAGTTCCAGTTTTTGTTGATCATACCAATCAACAACAGAATCTGCAGCGAGAGTTTGTGTGGTTTGTGCTGCACCCACAGAATTAGTAACAGTAATAGTGCTACCAGATACGATAGAAGTTAATTGATCACCATCTCTATATTCTACGAGTTGCTCTACGGTGCTACCAGTAGCTACTCTTGAGACAATTTTAACATCAAGAGATGCACTGGATTTACCAGTTACAATACCCTTCAGATAACCATTGAAGAGGCTAGTAGAACCAGCGCCAGCAACAACTTGATTGGTGAGAGCGACTGTAACACCCATACCAATAGCGGTAGATGTAGCAGTACCAGCAGAAACGGTTAAAGTCTGATCGGCCTTGTTATCAACAATGCAAACTTTGAGATCGTTAGCCCAGGAGCCGGGATTTTTGGCAGCAAAGATATAATTGGCAATATCGTCGAAATAATTTAATTCGTAGTCATCAAAGTTTTTGATTTTGAGTGTAGTATCACCACAAGTTGAAACTCCAGAAGAATTACGAATTGCGTTAGCGTTAACAAGATTTGCATCATCTACACGGACGACCTTTAGAATACCACCATAACTCAGATATGAACTGGCAGACATCCAATATTCATATTGATTATTAGTATTTTCCGGTTTACCAAATACTTTAATAAGATCTTGTTCGGTGATAATATCAATCGGATCTTCTACTGGACCAATAGGAAAGGGACCAGCAAAAGCGCCGATGTTATCAAGTACATTATCTGCACGACCTACAGTAAGATCTACTTCTCTAGTAAGAACCCCTGGAGATAATTGAGGTGTTGCCATTTATTGCTCCAAAATAATTCAGCTTGCTAAAAATTATTTAGGTAAACGGTCTTTTTAATAGTAATTGAATAGATTTAACATGGCATTCATTTCATCCTCTTCAACTACTTGCCACACGTTTCCGGTTTTTTCATCAACTATCACTTCTTCTTCATAAGGAGCAAAACCAAAAGGTAAAATGTCAGATTCCTCTTGATCTTTTTTCTCTTGTAATAATCTTTTTCTTAAATCATCATCAACAAGATCTTTGAAATATTGATTGGTTGTTAGCCAAGAGAACATCACTAGACACATAACAAGATCGTCATTTTTACCAGCTTCTGCTTCAAAAGTTGAACCCCTTTGAACAAAAGTTGTTAATTCGGCAAAGATGTCCCTATCATTGATGAACAGAATATTTTCCTCAATAAGAGTCTTGAGTTTTATGCAGCCAATTTTCTTGACGTTCTTCTGCATCTTAACACCGAGTTCATATTTACCTGAGAAATTTTGTCCAACAAACTGACCACTTCTAGCTTTTGTTGAACATAATAACATATTAGGATAACCGTCTTCTATCAGATCTTTCGCTACCTGATTACCAATATCATTAACTTCACATAGTAAAAATGATTGATTATACACTGAAGCTATATCTTTAACGACATTAGAATACATTTCAGGTTTGATTTCATTATTTTTATATTTTGCTACAATATTATATGCCGGTAGTCCTTTATTTTCTGAGTTGTTTGTTATATCAATAATGACAAAAGCATGATAATCTTTTTCCACTCCTCTTGCAGTATCTACTAATGTTACATAAACATGATCTTCTTTGGGTTCTTCGTAAACATCAAGAGAGTTTATTGATCTTAATGGATTCTTAGTTGTTATTGTTGATAATTTAGATCCAGAAATAAGTGTTTCAGATGATCCTAAAAAATCAGTGTTGAATTCTTGATCAAATGCTTTCTGACCAATATTAGCAATTTGCTCTCGTTGCCAAGTGGCATCTCTTCCTGGTACTTCGGACCAATGAATCTCAAAGGGATAATATTCATTTTTACCTTCCTTGGCATCCATCCACATTTTATAATAGTGGTTTAGGCCCGATGGTGTTGAGATGATTATAACCTTAGATTTTTTTCCTGAAGTTATTGTTGGATATACAGATCGCATAAAGTTATTAGCAATCTGTTCGGGAACGAATGCATATTCGTCTAACATCAATAAAGAATAAGTACCTCCTCTAACGGCAGATGCGGAAGTAGAAGCGGCAATCACTTTAGAACCATTTTCTAATTCAATAGATGTTTTATTGCAAGATTTAACACCTTGTTGCATCCATTTTGGGAGGTTTTCATAAGCAGTTTGTAATCTAGCTAAAATATCTTTGGCCGTTTGAGCTTTATTAGCAAGAATTGCGATAGATGTGTGTTCATCAAAAAGAATGTTATGAACGAGAAAAGCGACAGTAGTAGTCGATTTTCCGCTTTGTCTGGGCAATTTACAAATGTTAAATCTTTTCTCATGAAAATTTTTAAGCATTTTTTCTTGAAAATTATAAGGTTTAAAATTAACTAAACCATGATCAAGAGTTACAATTTTAATATAATTCTTAGCAAAATAAATCGGATCATCGGCACATTTTGCTAATTCAATAAACTGTTCCTGAGTTAGCTCTACCTCAATATTAGATCTTTTTAATAGGGGATTACCTAAATAATGCTCTTCTTTTTTTGGCATAAATTATTCACAATTCCACTTTCTTAGACTCTTATTGATTCTACTATCGGGATCTCTTGCGGTCTTTGCTGATGTTAATTTAGCCTTCATGCCACTCATCCGACTACAAAAACTTTTTCTACGCTTCCACTTTTTACTACCCTTTTTAAGCTTTGAAGGATCTGTGGTGACAGCCATTGATAATTTAGATCCAGGATTTGCTTTTCTATAAGAAGCTATTCCTTTTTTATTAAGACCACCCGAATCACTCTTTCCTTCGGCTCTTGTCCAGGCTTCGGTATCTTCTTTAACTTGAACTAAAGGCATTTTTGGATCAATAACACTTACTCTAAACGTAAGAACTTTTGCACCAGGATAAACCTTTTCAACAGCGGATAATACTTCTAACTTCTTAGGAATTCTTACTTGAGGAAAGAACATTTGAGTGACAATAATTTTATTACGCCAGTTTAACATGATATTCATTAACTGACCACTTTGAGATTGAATTCTTACTCCTTCTTGAATTGTCTCTTCTGATTTTGTTCCCCAATTAGATGCACCAACTTTGCGACATTTTACTAAAGAAGCACTTGAATATGCACTAGGCCAAACATCATATCGTGATTTAACTTTGTGGTAACAAGCGTCTTTTTTACTCTTTTCTTTTTTATCTTCTTTAACTAGATACTCTTCGGTTTTAACGTATGTTGGTTTAGATGCCCCTGATTTTTCCGGTTGATTGGGATCTTTTCTATTCTTACGTTTAAAGGCTTTTTCTTCTTCCTTATCGGAAAGATTTCCTGCCATTTTAGAACTTCCGCATTTTGGAGTTGATTTCTGGCCGGGCTGTCTTGCACATGGAGCACCAGCATAAGGACCACCAATTTGTACCCAACCTGGAACCTTTTTACCTGTTTTAGGATCTCTGCCACTGGATTTTGAAAACCAATCTCTTAAACTACTATCACCAGATTTTGTTTCTTCCTGAATGGGAGCATTTTCCACTTTAGAAAGTTTGGCATAATAATCTGGTCTTTCAGCTAAATGTTGTAGTGCGATACTCTCTGCTTCTGACTTATCAGTAGTATGTTCCATTTCTACTTTAATACCTTTTTTCAGTTGTTTTTCAATTCTTTCAACTGAAGTATTATGCTTTTTGGCAATCTCATTAACACTCTTATGCGGCTTCATATCACAATCACAACCCATTTCTGCAAGAATACGATCTGTTAGAGAAGATTCTTTGAGTTTAGGAAGTTGAATACCAACTTTACTTCTTACGGGTTCTTGATTGGGTAATTGTGCTCTCTGTCTTGCTGACATACTTCTGAGTTTTTCCGCGCCAACTGGAGGTCTTGCTTTTTTATCTTTTTCTGGATTAATTTGAAAACTTGCACCTTCGCTCAGTTTTTCATCAGAAGAGAGATATTCTGCAGCAGTGTCAATAAAATCAGTAGCTCTTGTGATTTTAGATTGAACCCAGGCAGGAAGTTGTTGATCGGATTTTTTAATAACTTTTCTCAGTCTACTGACCGATTTTTCAATGCTATCCAACTCAATGTGAGCCATGTAGCCTTCTTCATCCTTTCTTTTACCACTTTCAATCTCTTTATGGTCTTCTGAAAATACTGACATTTTGTGTAAAATTAATAATTATTTATCGCTTATCTGTGCTTTTACTAATTTTATTGCTTCTGCAGTAGTTCCGACGAATATTGCATTGTTTTGAGTGACATTTCCATTACTATTATTGTTTCTACCTTCATCCATATCTTTAAGTTTTTGGTGAATGTCAATAATCTTCTCGGCTGATTCCACGCTTTGCTTTGATAATTGACCAACAACTTCATAAGCTCTAGCGGAATCAGTTTCTTGTGCCAATTCAAGCGCATTATCAAGAGCCTCTTGAGTTTTTATAATTGTTGCTTTAATGACACCAAAAACGTATTGTACATCAGCATCAAAAGCTGACGGTTTTTGATCTGGTAGAACTTCTACCTCTTTTTGTTCAACTTCTGTTTTTTCAATAACAGGTTCAATATTGAACGTTGCATGTAATTCTTCAAACTTTTTTTGTTTTGGCATGATTATTCAAAAATTCCAATAAAAGAGAATGGATCTTGTGGTGCAATAAGTGCATTATCTATGGTAGTAATATTTAATACATCGGATCCTTTAATATGAAGTTTCGTGGTGGTATCATATATTCCACGATCAACATTCAAAATATTTCCTTGTATTGATTTAACATAAAGCGTCTCATCATTAATTGAGATAAAAGTTTTTTCTGTAATGTTAGTGGAATCAGTTACTTCAATAAGAGTATCAGTATCAGATGAATCTTTAGCCAATGAAGTGATAACAGTTCCAGTATAATTTTTTATAGCTTTTGGTGTTACAGTATATCTAATATCTTCTTTTTTATTTTTGCCATCATAATCACCTGCAATAAATCCAAAAGAAACCTTATTGATAATATTCTTAGATGCCTCATATTCTCCTGAAATCGGAATAAAGAAGAAGATGTCCGCAGAAAATCTTAAGGTCCAGATAAGTGAGCGCCTTTTATCAAAATTTCCTTCATAATCATCAGTCATTTCAATATCATTGAGTGTAAAAACTACATCTCGCTTCTCATTAATTTCATCTAGAAAATCAATACTAACGGTATAGCTTGGACGAAAATATGGAAGAATCTGTTCAACTATCTGAAACATATCATCTTCTAGTTTAGTAAAAATACCAAGTTCTAAAAATAGAGTATATGCTATTGGTAGATATCCTTTTCGTGGTTTATTGTTTTTATCGGGAGCAATAAAAGTTTGCGTGGCAGTAGTCTGTCTTGCACTATCATACTTAATATTGGTAATCTCCATTGACATTCTTGGAAGAGTGATCTGAATAGGTTTACTCAAATCTGGAGATTGTTCAAGTCTTGCTAGAAATTTTTGAGTCGGACCATATGCAACTGGCACTCTTAATGTTGAAATAACTTCACCTTCGTCATTTTTATGTTTGATGTAGATATTATTAAAAAGTGTTCCGAAAGCGTAGATAACACGTCTGAGTGTTTCGTGATAGAAGTGTTGAAACATTAGATCTTACCAAAGATATTGTACTCTGTATCATCAATAACCTTATTTGCTTCCACTTGGATGTCATTATTTTGTGCATAAGGATTAATCGTAATTCCGATCTGTGTGAACTCTTCATTAGTCAAAGACGAAATTCCACTTTGCACTGCATATTGAGCACCAGATTCCATTCCGGTTAAAAGTTCTCCTGGAACAAAGGAACCCGTCATATTGCCAACTTCAAGAATATTAGTTGGTTTATCCCATTTTTTAACTCTTGCGGAATTACCAGTAATATTACCTGAAACGATCTCATTAAAAGTGAATGTTCCAGTAGCACTATTAGAAGGATTGCTTATTGTTATTTGTGGTGGAACAGTGTATCCAATACCAGCTTGAATGATTCTGATTTCAGAAAGAGATCCATTTTGAACAATACCTCTTAGAATAGCTGGTGTGGATGCTACACCGACAACACTAATATTGGGTTCGCCAGTATAACCGCTTCCTGGATTTGTTATTGTAATAATACCAACAATACCATCAGCGATTGTTGCATAAGCTGATGCACCAGATCCATCTCCACCATAAAATCCAATTGTTGGAGCAATGGTGTATCCGAAACCAGGATTTGTTATTTCTACGCTTTGAACTCTAAAACGAGAAGAATCTGGTTCACAAAGATCAACAATACCACCGATCATTGATGCAATACCAACGGCTGTGGTTCCAGGAGAAGTTGTAAAAGCTACATTTGGAGCACTACGATATCCATCACCTCTATTGGTAATTGTGACACTTGTTACTCCACCATTAACAATGGATGTAATAGCGGTGGCAGTATTACCCACACCAATAAGTTGATAGATTTCAGTATAAATTTGATTTTTAACAGTTTCATCAATAAATTCATATCCGGTGGCGATAATCTCATCTTGATAGCGGAAGAGTTCACATCTTAAAGCATAAACATAATTGTTTTGTAGTTGATAAAAAGGTGCTTCGTGTTCAACAAACTTGATTTCAAAAAGACGATCTCCAAGAGGAAACCATATTAAATCCCCTTCTTTAGGTCTTGTTGACAATTCAATATCCGGGATATGTTGAATCAAAGGAGTGATATATGATCCAAATCGCTCTTTGGAAATAATAATATTGAGATCTAGTTCTGGCTTGATACCAAATTTACTTAAAAGTGTACCAGCTCCTTCATAACCATCATAACTTTCAATATATGCTTCTAAAGGAAACGCGGATGTAAATTTTGATTCAATAACTTCCCTAACAACCTTTCTTTTTGTCACATAAAGTCTCGGAAGATAGTAGATATCTACACCATGAATCTGAATTGATTCATTTATTAGATCTTGTAGAAGACCTTGTTCTGTTTTTGAGCCTTGCAAAAAGAAAGGATTTAGCATCTATTTTAACCAATAAGATCTAGAGGCGGGAGTTCATAATAACTACTCATTTTTTCTTCAATAATATCAAGTTCTCGTTGAGCATCATCATACATCTCTCTACCATTAAGTTCAACTCCTCCTGGAAGTTTCATTCCTCTAAATTTAGATGATAGATTGGAACCCCATTGTCTTTTGATGAGAGCTGTTGCATACCTTTTAAGAAAAGAATCATTCCAAACTTTAGTTGATTCTGTTGGATTGAGTGCTCTATAACACTCAATGAGTAGATAAGAATCCTTTGACATCGTTTTCCAGTCAACATCAATATAAAGTCGCCCTTGTCTTTTATTGAATCTGATAGGTTTTTCGGTAGAAAGAATCCAGTCAATATCTTCAAGATAACGCTTAACCATTGTATAAGATAATAGCTCAGTTGAACCCCAATAATAAAGATCATTTAAAAATAATTGATACTTAATACTGAACATATTGCTGGAGAGCGTGTTAGTTCCCTCAAATTTAAAGATTTTGGTTACACCAAAGATATAATCGGGAATCTGAATATAATTTCTGTCGTCTTGGAATGTATAATCTTTTCCTGCGCTATTGGTAGTTGTTATACCAGGATTGATCTTACCTCCTGCCCGATCTACATCTTCTTGAGTTATTTTATATTTCAAGTATGTCAACTCCACACCATCAAAATGTCTTTCTTGAAAATATTGAATTGCATCATCAACTCTATCTTCAATCTGTTCTTGAGCCACATTAATCTCAAGAACAGGAGCACCGAGACTTCTTAGGCAATAATCAATAAATTCTTGTCTATTTGTTGGTTGTGCCATTATAGTTTACCTAGACTAGAGATAGTTTCTTGTTGATAAAAATATAGCTTCATAAAATACTTAGCTAGATCCTTAGCATCATCTATATTATTTAAGCTATCAATATCTCTTGATAGTTTTTCATATTCAAAGGAAAAACTTAATGTCTTTAAATTAATTGTGTTTGGATTCATTTATGGAATGATAGTAATAGATCTTTAATGGCCCGCAAATCATCTTTCATGGATGCAATTTCGGTCTGCATATTCTCTAGCTTAGTTTTATCTTCTTCCTGTCGCTTCTTACAACTTATATACTTTTCATATGCATTGCCATTTGTATTGACAATGGTGTTGGTTGATAAATTTCTTGCGAGATTGGTATCGGATTCAATAGAAACTAGCTGAGTCATTGTTAGGCGAGAGCGATGGTACGGATGTCTTTTACCTTAGGCACGTATGCCTGATTGGTAGAAGTGAAGATTAATTTAACTCTAAAGTATCTAAATGGAGGTAGATTGTTAGAGGTAAATTCATACTCTCTATAATTTTGTGCTTCAAAAGAAAGAGTGTTATTGGTTTGAGTGAATCTATCAGGAGTTCCATCATTAAGACTACTATTAACGGTATTTCCTAGTGAATCAATGTTACTGAATCCTGGAAATAATTCAAAAATCGGATTTGGATTTTCTTCGGAATCAATGGAATATAGTGCTCTTATATCAGAGTAATTATTAACATCAGCACTCACATAAAGTTTAATAGAAGATGCTGGAAATTCTAATCTATGAGGTTTAGAAACGTAAATAAATGCGTTTTGATCTCTATTAAGGGAATTGACTCTGTTATCTCCGACATAATTATCAACAATCTTATTGATTCTATTAGAAGTAGTAATAACACTCACTCTAGTAAGATCAATACAAGGACTAATTCTTGAATCGGCAGTGGTTAATGTAGTAATAATATTGAGAGATTTGCTACCTGGCAGTTCGGTTAAATTATTAATTTCGTTGACTTTAGATGCAATAATTCTTGGAGTCTCAAGATAATTATATTCCCCGAGTGTTATGTCATAATATCCCCTATCCTCAAACGAATTTTCGTTACCTGAAATACTGGTTCCAGATACACTTCTCAATTTTGCTTCAATGCTTGTATTATTGGGAATAAAGCTTTCAAAAATAGGAGTGATAAGCTCATATGGCATGTTCTGGGATGATCTCACAACATTCCCACCAGCACTCTTATTGGCATTAAAATAAAGAGCTGAATACAATCCGGATCCTGTTCTATCAATAATATTCTTAGTTCCGATCGTTTCAGATGACTGTGATAGTCTAATAGTATAATAATCTAGACCGATAGGATTGCTTACTGTGGCATCTTCTAATTTATGAGTTCTATTGATTCGTAATAGTGATACACCATTCAGTTCATATTTTTGAATTTCTGAATTGATAGAATGTGTAATCGGGAGAGTGGAATCAATACCTCTTGTGATATTATTGAGTAATCCTGAAGTAACAGAAGTATATTTAATAATTTCATCGTTGATGATAATATAACCCGGATTATTAGTAGAGACTAATTGACCTTCAAATGATTCAAAAATGGTTGAATTATTAACTGGAATACTCGCAGTTGAAGTGTTGGATATCGGAGCTGTTATTGTTGCTACCGGAGTATCAGCCTTAGCATTTTTAACTGCAACATAATTTAATTTAGAATGCATTCCGTGATTAGAATGTTTAACTCTAAAGTGAAGACCATCTTCTTCAATACGGATTGGAGATGTTATTGTCACATTACCACCAGTCACAACATTGATCTGAGATGAAATACCAGAGGAATTATAATAATATAGACTATTACCAACACCAACTCCCGTAGCAAAATTACCTTGGACATTATCAAGAACAATTTCATTAAATTGTGTTACATTACCGATAGAGATTCTAAGATTCCTACCTAAGGCATTTGCTCCAATTTGTGCGGCGGTTAATACGTCACCCACTTGATAACCAGTTCCACTATTAACAACGGTTGCGCCAATTGCAACACCATTGGAAATAGTGATATTGGCTGTTGCATTACGACCTGAACCAGTTATAGTTGAAAGTGAGACATTATTATAAGTAAGAGTTCCCGTTGACGGGGTATAACCAATTCCAGCAGAAGTTATTGTTAAACCACCATTTGATGTTCCGCCTGTTGCCATTCCCACTTTTGAAATGTATATACCCTGAGCATTGGTGCTAGGTTGATATACTGTTTGTCCATATTTGAAGTTATTATCACTTTCTGTGATAGTTACTGCAAGTCCAAGTCTAACTTTTCTTGAGATGAGATCTAATGGATTATTGGTAAGAATAGGAATCTGTGAATTAGCTTCATTGAGATCTGGATTATAGAAATTCACATATCCAGAAGTAGTAGCAAAGTCTGCCCGATAAAGAGTGAACTTAAGATCTTCAAATTGGCTCGGTGTCCAAGTTGATGCATTTTGAGATTTAAATAGGGATCCTAAAGTTGGTTGAGTCTCAACTATTTTTTTACTAAACACATCGCGTTCACCAAGTCTAGAAATCCAGACTCTATAAGATGTTGAGTTAGAAAGTAAAACAAATGCGTTTTCTTGACCCGGTTCAATATAAACAGGAGAACTAAATTTGAAAGTAGTTGGGATTGAACCATCAGAAGAAATATTGACATCATCTGGATTCAGGGAAATTTCACTGAATGGAAGAATTGTCTGAGTTGGAGTACCAAGCTCCATCGTTCTGATTTGACATCTAACTGGAATAGATGCATCCTTTGACTCAAAGTAGACATCAACATGTGTAAGATATACACCAGTTGGTTCATCACAAGAGAAAGATTGTGCGAGAGGATCAATATAAAGACCAGTGAAGACTTCTTCCGATTTAGTTTCCGTGAATGTTCTGGTAGTAACGGAAGCGTTTCTAACAGAAAGAACTTTTTCTTGAATAGACTGTCTCTTACCTTCAGCAAAGAATTTAGACTCTGCTGCACTTAACGGACTTCCTTTAATTGGAGTGTTTGTTACGTTGCTGGTTAGTTTAAAGATCTTAGTGCCCGTGGAAAATACTGGATTTTCTGGAATATTAGGATCTGGAATATAGAAAGAACCAACAATTTCTCCGTTATTATCGGTAACCAATCTCAACTCAGAAACAGTTGCTTCCGCACCACTACTCTCACCAATAAGAATAAATCCATTCTGAATTTTACCATAATAATTACCCTGGGATTTAAGAGCTAATGATCCAGTATCAACATTGAGAATAGTTGATGTTGATGTATAAGAAGTAGGTAATACTGTATTACGATAAGGTTCACTTGAATAAAATTCTGAAGGTGAATTAAATCCTCCATTTTTATGATTTGGTTGTGCAATACGGAAATATCCTTCAATACTATTAGCTGTTGTTTTAATTCTTACTGTTTCACCGATAATGAAAGTGCCTGAGGTCATTGAGATCTCAAGTAGTTTAGGGAAACAATAACGGCTCACATCTACACCTTCAAAGAAAGGATACACTAATATTCCTTTTTGCATACCTGAGCATCGGAATTCAATATTCCGGGATCTCATATTTGGAAGAATATCAACCGCCACCACCGAATCTCCTAGAGATCTCGTATCAAATATTTCAGATACGATCATCTGGGATCCGGTTCGTGAAGAAAATGAATCTCTCGCTTCCACATATAGACCTGTGGTAGGAATGATACCACTACTGACTGAATCTACTGCATGTCCAGACCAGCGAGCCGGACCCAATACGCTTCTTCCTTGAAATACTGAAGGGATACCATTAGTGAATCCAGAGCTTCTTACCCAGCGAGGATTACCATAACCGAGCAATGACCATGAACCCCAGATAGTAGGACCGATTCCTGTTTGAGCATTTATACCATTAGAAGCAACCAATCTGTTAAGAGTAGCGAGATAATCACCTTCTACTTGAATTGTTTTGGGATTAAGTCTTACTGTATCAACCCAAATATCAGAAGAGGGATTAAGAGATAGAGTACCTTCCCAGAAGCTAAGAATAAATGGTTGTACGTTTTCAACACGAGTAGCGAATGGTTGTTCTAACCATTTAATACTATCATATTTCAGTGTAATAATATCACCTGTTTTTTGAATATTATCACCCAAAATATCGCTTGTGGTAATATTAGAATAATCAATATTAGTTGTACTTCCAACACCAAGAAGTTCTTTTGTTCCGATTACAAGAGGAATAGAAGAAGTAT